CTCAATTCTTCCATAAACTTTTTATCAATTTTTTCTCCTACAAACTCAACAGATACGTAACCAGAATCTTCAAACCGATACCAACCTTTTTTAGTAACTACTTCATTAATAGTATCAACATCACCACCAAAGAATTCTTCTGCCGACATACTACCTAATTCGAATTTATCCATAAATTCTTTTGCTAATTTGTTCATTTTCATCTCTCCATTTATCATATTATTATAATCGTATAAATCTGATATAAAATCTACTGTTTTTTTCATAAAAACGCCATTGAAATCATTGAGTTTTTTTAGATCTAGCTAACTTATTGAAATCATTATACTTTTTATATCAAAAAAACTCAATGATTTCAATGTCGTTTTTTTATAGATTTTATTATAAAAACATGCTATATTTAATTATAAGATAAAATAAAGGAGATAAAAAATGACAAAACGTATTTTCGCCACTTTTGACTTCGAGCACGAAACAGTTCTCGGCGACCTTTTAGACCTTTTATTCTGCTATCAAGGTAAAATTGAATCTTTTTTTCCTCGTGAAGATGTATGGGTTTTGACTCTATCTTTTTCAGCAGAAAAAGAATTAAAAAGCTTTATAGAAGATTTAGGTCGTGATCCGATTTACTAGTTGCTATTATTTTCAAAATACCGTATATTAGTATTATGAGAAATGGAGAAGTGAAATGAATGTCAATGAAGCAATATCATTAGCTAATCAGCTTGAACTTTTAATTACTAATTCTCTCACATACAATATGTCTCGAGAACAGCTCATACAAGGGATAGGATTTGTATCTAAGGAGCTACGTGAGTATGCGGATAAGCTAGATTCTGATATGTATAACGAATTAGGTCATGCATACGAGAAGTATGATGATGCAATGGTTGTTGGAGGTTAATATGATCCCTGTTACTTTTCCTGCTGGTCGTTATCTCATTGGTGATCTTTGCTACCGTGATGAATATATGTGGGATGCTATGCTTAATACACCTATGGGTAAAAAAGGCAAAGTAGAGAATTCCTATGAAGGTACTGTTCATGATTTTTGTATTTTAAGGACTAAGTGGGGTGATGGTGGTTATGATGATCAATATGGTAACGAATATTTTGTAGATTCTGGTACAATTGGAATTATGAGCTGGAATCAAGATAAAAAAGATAGCGGTACTGGTCGCACTTTTAATTTTGCCGGTCCGTTTCAAGTATATGAAGAAAACGGTAAGTTGGTTTTTGGTAGTATCATCATTAATACTGATCCAGTATATGAAGAAAAAGAAGAATATGAACTAGAGGAGACATTCTAATATGGATAAGCTATTAATTTTTTTAGGTGCTTTGGTTATCATTATCATCGGACCGTTTCTTTCAATCTGGGCATTGGATACTCTTTTCCCAGTGCTTAATATCCCCTATACACTTGAAACATGGTTTGCTGCTGCAATTTTGTCAGCTGGGGTATATACTAGACCTAATAAGAAAGGTTGATTATGTTTAACTTACAGGCTTGCTATTCTATCAATGATATACTATTCTCAGTATCATTGTTTACAATGATTTTAACAGTCATTGTTACATTTACGTATTTGATGGTTACGTTGATTAAAGATGCAGTGTTTGAAGTACAAGACATGAAATCTAAGAAAGATAGAGCCATAAATACTCAATGAGGAGTAGTATATGGCAATTATTACAGATCAACCACAAAATATTAATTTTCTTTCACCGTTAGGGTTCAGGTTTAAATTAGCCAGAACTCCTAATGTGAATTTTTTTGTTACTGATGTTAAACTGCCTTCTATAAGTTTAGGATTTGTAGAAGTTCCTTCACCGTTTAAAATTATTGAAATAGCTGGTAATAAATTAGATTACGGTGATTTTGAATTAACATTTAGATTAGATGAAGATTTAGAATCTTATTTTGAGATTTATAACTGGTTAACTGCTATCGGATTTCCAGAAGACTTTAAGCAATTTGCTAAATTAAAAAACTCTTCTAATGCATATGGCTCGCTTCAGACTCAATATTCAGACGGAACATTAACTATATTAACAAATGAAATGGTTCCTAATTATGAAGTTAATTTTGTCAATATGTATCCTACAACAATTAGCGATATAAATTTTACAGTTACTGATACAGATGTAAATTATATTACGGCAACCGTTACATTTAAATACCAGATTTATCGCATTAATAAAGCCCAATAAAGGTTTGTTATGAAACTAGATGATATTATGGAAATGTGGTCTGAGGACTGCAATGTGAATCGACTTGAGTTGGGTGAAGAGAGTCTTAAGCTTCCTAAACTTCACAGTAAGTATCTTCGCATTTTTACAGAAGAGAGACTTTTACTCCGTAGATTAGAAGGTGAACGTAAAGAGCTTATACTTCTTAAGCACGATTATTATCGCGGTGTAATGCCAGAAGAAGATTTAAGATCAAACGGTTGGGAGCCGTTCAGGCTTAACGTTCTTAAATCAGACATACCAATGTATATTGAAGCAGATCAAGACATCGTCAAATTAAACCTTCGTGTTGCTATGCAGCAGGAAAAGGTAGACGCATTAGAATCAATTATCCGCTCTATAAATAATAGAGGGTACTTGATTAAGAATGCGATAGAATTTGAGAAATTTAAAGTGGGCGCGTGATAAATTGAAGCTTGAAAAGGTAAATGAAGTTTACCTGAAAGTTAGCAGTGAAGCATCCGTCATCCAAGAACTTTCAGATCATCTTACTTTTGAAGTACCAGGAGCTAAATTCTCTCCTGCGTATAAAAATAAATTTTGGGATGGTAAAATAAGACTTCTTAACTCTTTAACTGGCTTGACTTATGCAGGCCTGGTTAAAGAGATTTCTGAGTTTGCTAGCGTACGTAACTATGATATAGAGGTTGATCCTGAACTACAACCTAAAGAATATATTGGAAATCCATATTCGCTTGGTATAAAAATCAATCCAAGAGATTATCAAATTAATGCTTTTAAACAAGCTGTATCCAATGAAAGAGGTATTTTTCTTTCACCTACTGCTTCAGGTAAGTCTCTTATCATATATGCATTGACAAAATATTATAATTGTGAGAACTATAAAGTATTAGTCATTGTTCCTACTGTATCTCTTGTTCTTCAGATGAAGAAAGACTTTGAAAGTTATACTGACGAACAATTAGACATTCATAGTATTACTGCAGGTGTTGATAAAGTATCAAAAAGCCCTATTGTTATATCAACATGGCAATCTATCTATAAGATGCCTAAGGATTGGTTTAATCAATTTGGTTGTGTGATTGGGGACGAGGTCCATCTATTTAAAGCTACTTCACTTAAATCAATTATGGAAAAATTAATTAATTGTAAATACCGTTACGGGTTTACAGGTACATTAGATGGTTCCTTGACTAATAAGATTACACTTGAAGGGTTGTTTGGTCCTGTCAAGCAGGTAACGACAACAACTGAGTTGATGAGTCAAGGTCATGTTGCTAATCTTAAAATTAAAGCTATCATTTTAAAACATTCTTTAGAAGATAAAAAATTAGCTAAGAAATTTACCTATCCGGATGAAATGGATTTCTTAGTTAGACACGAAAAGAGAAATAAATTTATACGCAATTTAACTTTATCTTTAAATGGTAATTCTCTTGTTCTTTTTCAGTATGTTGATAAGCATGGTAAAACGTTATATGATATGCTAACAGCCAAAGATTCAAATCGTAAAATTTATTTTGTACATGGTGGAGTAGAAGGTGATGACAGAGAAAGAATTAGAGGAATCGTTGAGGGAGAATCCAATGCTATTATTGTGGCAAGCTATGGTACTTTCTCAACCGGTATTAATATACGAAACCTTCATTCTGTTGTGCTTGCTTCTCCTTCTAAGTCTCGTATTAGAATATTACAGTCCATTGGACGTGGACTACGTATTGGGGATGATAAGTTTGAAATGACTTTATATGATTTAGCTGATGATTTAAAGTCAGGCACGCATACCAACTTTACCCTACAACATTTTACTGAAAGACTAAATATTTACAATGATGAAGGCTTTGATTATAAAATTTTCAATACGGAGCTTTAAATGAAGATTGTATTGTTTACAATACCTGGTAGCCCACCGATTGTTGGTGGTGTATCAGATGATCAAGATACAGATTACATGAAAGTAGAATACCCAGTAGTATTTTTAAAAGAAGAAAATTTAATTTATACAATTCCATATATGCCTTTAGCTAAACTAGGCGTTGTTCTTTTTAATAGAAATAATATTGTGAGTGTGTCTGCTGTTGACGAAGAAATTAAAAATGAATATGAAGAAGTAGTTAAAGCATTAAAACTTCAGAAGCACATATTTAAAAAACCAGATGAAGAAAAATTAAAAAAGATTATTGATAAGAAAGTCTTACATTAATTAGTTGAATTATTTTAATAAATCTGTTATTATAATAGTTATATTTACATACATTTATTTTAGGAATTATTATGGCAGATCCCAAGAAGAATAAGCATTATATTGATAATAAAAGATTTTATACTGAGATTTTAAAGCATAAAGCCGACGTAGAAAAAGCAAAAGCAGATGGTTTAGATGAACCAAGAATACCACCTTATATAGGTGAGTGCCTCTTTAAAATTGCAACAAGACTATCATTAAAACCAAATTTTGTTAGTTATACTTTCAGAGAAGAAATGATATCTGATGGATTAGAAAATTGTATAAATTATTTTCACAATTTTAATCCAGAAAAATCTGACAATCCATTTGCCTATTTCACACAGATTATTTGGTTTGCTTTTATTAGACGTATTGATAAAGAAAAAAAACATCTTTATATTAAACAAAAGACATTAGAAAATTTTTATTTTGAAGGTATGTTGGCTGAACAAGGTATTGGTGAAGACGACAGGACCGTAACTGTTAATTTAGATAACGAGTATATGAAGGGCTTAGTTGAATCTTATGATAAGAAGCAGCTAGAAAAACAAAAGAAAAATAAAGCCCGTAAGTTAGGAGTGGAGAAATTCTATGAATCAGAATAGAATACATTTAGTGCCGCAGATAGTTGTTGACTGCGCAGAAAATTTAATGAATGCAAAACACGATCATATGAAAGATACGTATACTATACGTTTGGAAACAATTCGTGATTATTGCGATGCAGCTTTAAAACAAGCAGGTAGCCCAACTAGACAAGTATTTGAAAAGAAAACTAAATCACAATTAAATTATTCTCGCATTGGTAGAAACAACGTATGAAAATTGCTTTGATAACCGATACTCACTGGGGAGTCAGAAATGACTCTCTTATCATGCACAACCAGATGAAGAAGTTTTTAGATGAAGTCTTTTTTCCAGCCCTCGATAGAGAAAATATTGATACTGTTATTCATCTTGGGGATCTCGTTGATCGTCGCAAGTATATTAACTATTTGACAGCTAAACGTCTTAGAGACGATTTTTTAGTACCTCTTTATGAAAAAGATATTACTATGCATGTTATTGCTGGTAATCATGATACGTTTTACAAAAATACCAATGATGTGAATGCATTAACAGAATTAGTTAGCGGTAAATTTAGTAATATTAAAGTATATCATAGTGAGCCTGTTGAATATAGTTTTGATGGAACTCATATTCTATTACTTCCTTGGATATGTGATGATAATCGTCAGTTAACATTAGACACAATTAAATTATCTATAGCTCCTATTGTGATGGGACATTTGGAGTTGAATGGTTATGAAATGTATAGAGGGCATGTATCCGATCACGGTGATGATCCTAAGATCTTTGATAAATTTGATCTCGTGTGTTCTGGGCATTATCATACTCGTTCCAATAGTACTAATATTTACTATCTTGGTACTCCTTGCCAATATACCTGGTCTGATTTTGGAGACGATAAAGGGTTTCATATCCTTGATACAGATACAAGATCATTAACTTTTATTTCTAATCCTTATACAAGCTTTAAGAAGTTCTTTTATGATGATCTCAATAAGCAGCTAGACGAAGTGCTGGTTTTTGATGCTGAAAATTATAAAGACTGCTACGTTAAAGTTATTGTAAAAAATAAAACTAATCCTTATTGGTTTGATCTTGTTATTGAACGATTAGAAAAATCTGGTGCTGCAGATCTGCAAGTGGTTGAAGATCATTTTAATTTAGATCTAGAAGAAGATTCTGATATTGTTAATGAAGCAGAAGATACAATGAGTATTGTACGCAAATTTATTAGCAGTATGAATATTAATACTGATAAGAAAAGAGTTGAAACTATTATTCAAAACCTTTATATTGAAGCACACCAGATTTTATGAGGACTACTTGTGATATTTTTTAAGACTCTTCGTTATAAAAATTTCCTTTCTACTGGTAATACATTTACAGAAATTAGTCTTGGTAAAAATCAGACTACTTTGATTGTTGGTGAGAATGGTGCAGGTAAGTCAACAATACTTGATGCACTATCTTTTGCTATGTACAATAAACCGTTTCGTAAAGTAAACAAGCCACAACTAATGAACTCTATTAACAAGAAAGATCTTGTAGTAGAGTTAGAGTTTGATATTGGCTCTAATAAATATAAAATTATTCGAGGTCTTAAGCCTAATATTTTTGAAGTCTATCAGAATAATAATATGATTAGTCAGGATGCCGATAATCGTGACTATCAAGAAATTCTTGAGAAGCAAATTCTTAAATTAAATCATAAGTCTTTTTGTCAAGTAGTAGTGCTTGGGTCAGCATCGTTTGTACCCTTCATGCAACTACCTGCTGCATCACGTAGAGAAGTTATTGAAGATCTTTTAGATATTCAAATTTTTTCTACTATGAATAGCTTACTAAAAGAAAAAATATCTACTAATGCTACTAAAATAATGGATGTTGAATATCAATATGATTTAACATCTGAGAAGATAGCTATGCAGCATCAGTATATTGTAGCAATGCAAAAAAATAATGATGAGCAGGTAGTTAAACTAAAATCTGATATTAAAGAATATATGGATAAAATAGAAGCAGAAAAAGTTTTAATTGCTTCTCTAGATGAACAAATTGGGTTGCTTAATGACCAGATTAATGATCAAGACCAGGTTAGTAAAAAGCAAAAAAAATTACAAGTCCTCGAGACCCAGCTTGACGATAAGCTTACCAAACTCCAAAAAGAAATCGAGTTCTTTAATTTACATGATACTTGCCCTACATGCAAGCAGGGCATTGATAATGACTTTAAGTGCGAGACTGTTGCAACTAAAGAAAACCAAATTCAAGAGACTAGCGATGGGATCGACCAGCTCCGTCAAGAGATACAAACAATACAAGATAAAATCCAAACTATTGCCAATATCTCATCACATATCACGAGCCTTAATATTGAAAAGATCACACACTCAAATAGCATATCAGGTCTTCTTTCCCAATGCAAAAAAGCAGCAAAAGATATTGATGAACTTCAAAAGAAAACGGACGACTTCGTATTAAACGATGATAAGATGAAAGAGCTAGAACATACTATTGGTTCGTTAGCGGAACAAAAAGGTGAACTACTAAGAGATAAAGATGCATTATCCGTTGCAGCTATCGTTCTTAAAGATAATGGAATTAAGGCTCGTATTATTAAACAGTATATACCAGTGATTAATAAATTGATTAACAAGTATCTGGCAGCTATGGATTTCTTTGTTAACTTTGAGTTAGATGAGAATTTTAATGAGACTATTAAGTCAAGGTTTAGGGATGAATTTTCTTATGCATCGTTCTCAGAAGGAGAAAAGATGCGTATTAACTTGGCTATTCTTTTTACTTGGAGAGCTGTTGCTAAGCTTCGTAATAGTGCTTCAACTAACTTACTTATTATGGATGAAGTCCTTGATGGTTCAATGGATAGTAATGGCACTGATGAGTTCCTTAAAATTATAAACAACCTAACTCAAGACACAAATACATTTATTATAAGTCATAAAGTTGACCAATTAGTAGATAAATTTAGTAATGTGTTGAAATTTGAGAAACATAAAAACTTTAGCAGGGTAGCAGCATGAGTGAAGATCAAACAATAAAAGATCTTAAAGCCTATAAAGAAGGTTTTAAAGATGGTTACAATGAAGCTGTAAAGTTTTATATTTTAAATCCTATGAAGAATATGCGACCACAAGATAATACATGGTTGAGTTGTCCTGTCTGTGGTAGAACAGGTGCTAGTGCTGTTGTATGTAATATCTCCAATTGTCCTACAAGAGCATATTCGGGTGCTATAGGTGCAGCTGGTAGAGATCCTTTTAGCGATTATCCATTAGGTGCTAATGGACCTACAGGCGGAGATGTCAAGTGAGTGATTTTGAAGATAGATATCGTAAATGGCATACTTACATGTCATATGTAAAGAGTGCTATTCGTATAGTTGCTTTTGCAGGTCTAGCATTGTCTATTACTGATGC